GCTGAGTCTAATTGTGAATCTGTGTTGTTATCAGTTTCAGTAACTCCTGAAATGTCACACATTACAGCCCAAACTCTTATTTTACCAGCTGCTGCTCCTGCTCCAAGTACAAGTACATCTAAAGTATCAGCTGATGCTGCTATATGTCTAGCAGTTGCTGTTGCTGCAGAGTATCCTGTACCATTGCCATCACCATCAACATAAATGTCAACGTCACCGCCTGTAATACCTAAGTCCATAGTAACTGAACTAGAAAGTGCAGTAAGCACTTCAATTCCAGCTTCCATAACTAAAGTTTCAGCAGGTATGTCAAGAACTCTAAGAACATCATTTTGTGCTGCTCCAGAATCTCCGTTGATTGTTGCTACGTTAATAGTGTTTTCTACTAAGTAAGGTGTTCTACCATTAGACGGATGTCCAGTAGTTCCCCCTACGCCTGTTACGTCATAAGTTGCCATATCTAGTTATCTCCTTCTAATTAACCAATTGTTATTACGCCAGAGAATACTGCTTCTGTTCTTAGAACTTTTCTTCCAAAAACGTGTAATCCTCTAACTATGTCTGAAAATGAATCAGGGTCTCTGATAAGCTCAGTTTTCGCAATATGGTTCGCAGTACATACTGCACCTTGATGTCCATAAAGGAAAGCATGCTCATTAGAACCTGCTGATCCAAATGTTTTGTTTGCTGCTGATCCACTTGATACTGCTATAGCATTAGTAGTGTACATTCTAAACCCAAATAAAGGTCTATCTGTAATCATACCATTTCTCATAGCTGAAGCTGATCCGTCTGCCATAACAGATTGATCAACGACTTTAGCACCTGCTTTTCTAAGTTGTTGGTAGAAAGCTGGTGGTGCAACAAACCATCTATTTTCTTCTGGTACATCGTTACCATCAAGAACTGTTTTAGCTGCTGACATAACATCTGTTAGTGTGTCAACTGCTGCATCACCATCGATAGGTGAACCGTCTGTTCCTGTATTTCCAGCTGATGTAGACGCACCGTCATAGATCGCTTTTAATACATTAAAGTCGTAGTTCTTTTTAAGTGCATAAGCACCTGAAGAAGTTGCAAGAGCTTCAAAGTTTACATGTGATTGTCTTTCTTCGATGTCATCTACTTTAAACGCAAAGTACGAACCTTGGTCGACAGTCAATTGAATTTGATCGTCTGCAAGTGTTTCTGTGTTTACTGTTTGACCTCTAGCGTAGTCATTCACCGTAATAATCGGCTCTTTTATTATATTTACTGTGTCGCCAAAATTTTCAATTTCTCCAGCGTAATCAGTGTTTGTAATATCTTCTACAACTGATGCTCTTCTGAAAAACTTTTGAACCTTCTGACTATAAATTGCTGGAGCCCAATTACCTGAAGGTAAGTTTTGGTATCCCGCTGCTTTTCCCATTGTTGCCATAATGTTTGCCTTTGTTTATAGTTGTTAGTTTAAGGTTGAATTCTACCTTCTTTTATAGCCTCATCAATTTCAGCTTCGTGCTTTGCAAACGTTCTTGGGTTCATTCTAGCTATTTCAGAATTAGACCAGATTTTCTTTGTAGGAATTTCTGTATCTGTAGCTTTAGTAGTTTTAGTCACAGCTTTAGCTGCTTCCTTCTTAATAGATGTTTCCTGTTTCTTGCTTAATTTACTAGTACCATTGTCCATTTTATATAGGTCAATTGCTCTTCCAGCTAATTGTGCATTAGATGTATTTTCATACAACCAACTTTGAATAACTGGATCTTGTTTACTAGCCCATTCATGAAACTCATCTTTCTGACGAATCTCACTAAAGTCAGGATGCATCTTTAACAATTCTACTTCTGCTTTTTCCTTACTCACTTGTTCCTGTTGAGCTTGTAGATTTTGGTATTTCTCCTCAATCTCTTTTGCTCTAGTATCAGCCTTTGTCATAGCTATGGTTTCAACCATATCATAAACATCAGGATACTCTTTTCTCCAAGCCTCAAGTTCATCTTTAGACTTAGGTGGAACAAACTCTTTAGTAGATGTTTCCAATTGCGTTCTTAAAGTTCTAACTTCATCTTTGTGCTTAAATAAAGTAGAATCATAGTGTTTTTTTAAATCGTCATAACGTTTCTTAAAAACACGATCTTCTGCATTTTCAGGGCGTTCAGTTGAAGGAGTAGCTTCGCCATCGGAGCTTGCAATTTCTTCAGATGTTTCTGTGTCCTCTTGAACGGTTGCTGTTTCTGCTTTCTCTTCATTAAACTTATTTAATTCACCTCTTGCGAATGCTTCAGTTTCTGCATCATCAACATCATCTCTTTGTTTTTGATACATTGCTTTGCCTTCAGGCTTTTTAAAAAGTTTAGTTTCTTGTTTAGCTTCTGTTTCGTTTGAAACTTCAGCTACGTCTTTGTTCTCTTCCATTATTTTTCCTCATAGGTTGAGTGCCTTATGGATAAGGGTAGCTCACTTCCATAATTTGTGGGCTGAATCTATGCTAGTTCTGTCTCATCTTCATCTATTGCTACAGTTTCTGGAGCAATTTCTGAATCAGTATTAGGCTCTGGAGCCATCATACTATTTGGGTTAGATGCCTGCATATTTTCAGGTGGCACATTTGTATTATCTGATTGTGACTCAGATAATTCTGTAACGAATCCTTGTACGGATTCTTGCTCGCTAGAACTTGGATATTTTCTAACTGCAAAATTTTTTTACTATTGATACTGGTAATACAACATTTTCTTCTTGACTTGTAAATTGATCTATTACTTGACTAGCATCAGGTGAAATTTTTTTTAATATAGTTGCTAAACTTGGAGACAGTACCG